GTCCCATTCTCCATCAGTAATCTGACAATACTTAACGAGTTCACCAAGAATGCGATAAGCAGCGTCTCTAAAAGCTGGATGCATACGTTTGTCAAAACTCTTGTAATCCCCAGCAACATAGTCTTCACCATCACGACGACATGAAACCTTTGTTTCACATTCTTCTATGATGTCAGTATTTAAGTAATCATAGACTCGCTGCATATCCCAACTATACTGGTTAATACCAATGGAGGACGGGATTTGAGATTCTGGACAATTAAACGCAGCCAACAAAGAACCAAAACGCATTCTATATACAACATTCATAATCAAATCACCACAGTAGATAATACGCGTACGACCAGTGGCCCGTTTTTCAGGTGAAACTAATTCATCCTTCAAATAACCAGTCCAAATCATCTCTGGTTCGTCACCACGGAGCATGGCTTCCAAGCGTTCGAAAACAGCATCGCGAAACCACTCTTGGTAACCAAGAGAACCATCTGGATTAAACCACACAAAATCACGCTTTCCCGGTTTTGATCGAATCTTTATCAAGGGCAAACCTGGGGAAGTCGACAAATTAATTGAAGACAATTTCCCCGGAACACCCAGACAAGCTTCTTCAAAACTAAGAAAACGATGTCCAATAGGCCAATGAAGTCCTCGGCGGTGTTCAGACAGAATAGCAGATTCAGCATCATGAATAAGATCATGATTAATTTCTTCATGATGAACTGTTGACAAAGTGTCTCGAACATTAAGCTCAATGGGATCATCTATGCCTTCAGATGGAATTGATCGCATCACTGGAGGAGTCTTCTTGACTTTCCACGGCAAATAATCTGCTATAGCTGAATGTCGTAATTTCGAAACTCGGTTAACAAAAATCCTCTCTTCTGGTGGCACTTCCTCAATCTTTATACAATTAGGCAAGTTCTGCCAATCATCCAGACCTTGGGCATGCATGATCTCTTCAGTAACTTCAAATGGTTGAACTCCAAGAAGTTCCTCCAAATCTTCCTTAGTCAAGATTGTAGCCATAGCCTGAGGATTTCCGAGGACGCCCTGCGTCCCAGCAACATGTATTCCCATAATCTTAGAAGCACAAGGGCCAGTAGTTGCAACCAAAGGCAAACCACAATCTCCCTTTTGTGTCAAGAATTCAGAAATCCACACCTGAGCCAAGGTCGCTGGTCCTCGTTGAGTCACATATGACCCACCATTAACCAATTTAGAACGACCAAAGCAGGTTCCACGTCGTGTCCACATTGAGCTTGAAAACAAATTAACTTGATCCAAATCTGCCACAGAGACAAATTTCTTAATAATGCTTGGAAACTCAGGCAAAGCCCGATCCAAAACAGTATAAACTCCGAGGTCCAAATCTGAACAAGACCTATAACAGTCTTGAGAAAAGACAGTCTTAATAGTCTTTGTTTTCGTGACCAATTCAATTTCAACACCATCTTCCATCAAACCATCAGGTCCACGAAGTCCATGGTCAAAGAACAAAATGTGTCTTCCACACAAACCAAGACCAAAACGTTCACTAGTACCAACACGCATAACAACACGATTGTTAGGATATGACATATCCCCTCCTTGTTCTTCAAACAGGTGTTCATATTCATACTCATGCTTGAAATGATGGGGTTCTCGTTTACGTGTATGACGTCCACGTTCCTTCAAAACTTTATCACTTTGTTCACAAAAAGTGATTTCCTGTTCCTCCTCCTCTCCAGAAG